CTAAGGTTGACGCTGGGATCGCTGGCACAGGCGAAGATGCTGCGGTGTAATTTAGGAAGCCGCTTGTGTTGTCGATCATGTAATTCACTTCCAAGTAATCACCGGCTGCAAGCGTGAATATCTGAGTGCGCGACGTGACAACCGTGGCGTTGTTTTGGTGAAGCGCCGTTGTCATAGCGCTGTCGGCAACATTTGTTCCGTTCACGCTTGGCCAGAAGTAGAAGTGAACCGTGCTGGCAGACGTTGATGATATTTGCGCGGAGAACGATATGACGTATTGGCCAGCTTCCTCGAAAACAATCCTTGAAGCTGGCGTGCCTTGTGTTATTCCGTCATTGCCGGTGGGAGCATCGTAAGTCAGCTTGTAGGCTGTGTTTGCTGCTACCGGCACGACGTCAGCCGTTTTCATAAAATCAGCGTGGCCATCCTCAAGAACAACCTGACGCCACTCGCCGTTCTTGGAAACCACGGGATACCCGTTGACGTTATCCCACAGCAAAACGCCATTCTCGGAAGCCGACGAATACGTTTCCTTGAATCCCAGCTGATCCAAAGCACGGCCCAAGTAGCGCCGCATGTTTTCGGCCCACTGGTTTATGTTTTCCGTAATGGGTGGAAGTATTCGGCTCATCTGCGCCCGCCAGCCACTGCGTCAAGCCGCATGATGCCGACGCGCCAATCAGATGACGTATTGCCTGTAACCCGCATTCTTACCTGACGTCCGGTAAATCGCAGGCTTGTTGGGTTTGCCATGCTATACGGCCCGTAGTCTCGCTCCGTATCCGTTGGATAGAAACGCGTCTTAAATGTGGCATTCACGTCACCCAGCGTGTTTTCGTCTGGGATCATGCCGCGCACCGCCATTACGTTTTCACCAACGCCCAGCGCAATCGGGCCTGTTTCGGCAAACGGCGCTTGGCCACCGTAGTCAAAGCCAACTTCTTGCTCGTACAAAATGCCATCAGCGGCAATCCAGAAGGGCTGACGAAACACGCCTCGATCCACACCAGCTGTGCGGTCAATCGTGCCGGTTGTCCAAATATTTTCAGCGTAATCAAACGCAACGTAGCTGTCGCATTCTGTTGCGCTTGCGCTTGGATAAAACCACCAGATTTCGTTAAACCGGCTGTTCACAACGGCGTGAACCTTTGACCGCTGGTCATTGTTCATGTCGCTGAAAACATAGTCAGCAACCTCGCACGGCAAATCTCGCACAGATCCACCAGCGTAAATGAAGAACGAGCGCTGGCCCATCCACACCACGCCCTCGTCAATCGACGCAGCTGCGTTGGACGCAATCAAGCCGCACGAAGTACCAACGCGCTCAAAGCCATACACAAACGGCGGGCCACTATATGTGGCCGTGTGCGCGTCTTGATCTGTAAGGATCAACGACTGCCCGCGTGTGCGTAATCCTTTGAGGATTGTGCCGTTGGTTTGTATCTCAATGTCACCGGCTTCGTTTGTCGCTGCCGGTGTCCAAGTATTGTTATCTTCACGGTCAGACCATGCAACCTTGCGGGGGTTGCCGCCTGCGCCAAACGCAAACACAAAACGCTCTTCCGTCACCATCATGCCAGAGCAGTTTGTCGGGGCGTTTGACAGCACGGCGGCGGGCGTTGAAGCGTTAAGCTGCCACTGGTAAATCTTGCCGTCATCAGCTGTGTTAGCCAGCAAGTATTCGCCCCAGTTTTCCAAGCTCCATGTGGTCGCTGGCAAAATAGAGCCGGTGTCTTCTGCGGGTAAACCGTAAAGGCTGCTGCCGTAAACATTGCCGCCATAACCAGTGAAGGACGTGGAATCCTGCCTGCCTGCGGTGAAACCGACAGGCGTGATCTCGCTTACAGTGTTGCTTGACGTCATGGCGTACAACTTATTGTACGTTCCAAACGCCACGCGGCGATCTCCGTTGTTGCCCTCCCACGCAATCATCGTGCGGGTCACGCCGTCCAAGTCAACGCTTCCGCGCTGACGCCAGCCGCCAACGGGGCGCAGCGCGCCTTCGTGCCAGCGGATCAGGTTTGCATCGCGCCAGCGGCCCTGAGACTGATATTCGGTACCGTTTCTGTATTGGCCCGCTGGGATATTAAGTGGGATCAACGGCATGTGCCTTCTCCCCCTTTACGGCTTCGTCGGCCAGTCATCATCGGCCAAGTTGGGCCAGTTATCGTGGGCTGTAATATCGCGCAGCGCCTGACGGTAGGTTGTCATCGGCGCATCCATCGTTACATCAGTCAGCGCAAAGTAATCTGTTTCAGCCAGCAAACCATCACGCTTGGTGCGATTACGCTCTGCCACCGCTGCATCAAGTGTTGCCTGATAAGCCGCCTCATGCTCTGCTTTGGTGGTGGTAACGCCATCCTCTGTGGTGTCAGCGAACATGTCACGGGCAACGTACTTCTCTACCCAGTTGCCATTGGCATCTTGCTCAACGCCATCACGCACAGAGTTTTGATATGCGCCTGTGGTAGCCGCTGGGCTGCGTAGCACTGGGTCTAAGTTTAGTGCATCTAGCGTTGCAGCTTTCCATGTGCGAGGCAAAGACATGTTGGGGTTAGCGGCTCGCCATTGCCCCTGCGTTTTTACTTCGCCTGTTGTTCTATTACGATATTCTGACATGATTGAAAGTCTCCGTTGTCAGTTGAGTTATGCTATTGCGTAGAAAATGTACGTTGCACCTGATACGTTGATGTTTGGGTTATTTGTTCCGTTAATTTCTTGAACGCCAAAGCCAGAATTTGCTGGATACAAATAGTTCTTGTTTCCCGTAGTTTCAGCCGCCGTTGTATTTAATTCTAAGTACGGATCGGCTGCTTGAGTTATCCCACGTTCACTATCCCAAACATACCAGTCACCTGTTGCGTCAGTTCGCTTTATAAGCACAAAGCGGCTACCCGCAGAAAAGCCGCAATCAATAGTCTGGAATGAGCCGTTTCCAGTATAACTTCCCACCTTGGATATGCCATCTAGTGAGGCGAATAGGTAGGCTATGTAGTTTCTGCCTGAATAATTTGTGTTTGCGCTTCCAACGATAAAAACGGAATCTGTTGGCCTACCGCCTGTACCCCAACTGCCGGTGGCGCTTGCTGCATATGTACCATTCAAAAGCATTTCTTGTTGGACGGTCATATCTTTACTGTAGACTCTCCAATGATCAGTAGCATTACGAGTTTTGACCCACATCATCTCAGGCACTACGCCAAGATTATGCGATATGTTTCTGGGGTATGATCCATTTCCAGAAAAAGCAACGCAGTCCATGTAAGAAGGCGCACGTTTCCAGCCGTAGCCAATGTATCCGTTCCAACTTCCTGCCGCACTAAAAAAGCCATCCATTTGGTCAAAACTAAAAGCGCTAGAAGAGCTTTCAGATGCAGTGCTATTAAAATTTAAGTATGAACCTTGCAAAAGCCTCGTGCCAACGTAATACTTATCAGTACCAGATCGCTGACCGGCGAAGCCAAAATCTGTGACAACGCCTGTCGTCATTCCAGTTTGACCTGTGTTGTTATCTATCCCAAACACCTCAGTCCCAGCCGTAGGCGGCGCAAGTGGGCCACGGCGTATGGATATGTAGATTAGGTTACTATTGTTATTATTTAAAAAACCCTGATTAGTAGTTACTTTGAATCCTGTGGGTGTAGGTGAAATGCCCGGTTCACCAGTACTCACTTCTGCATTACTACCGTCTGCCCAAAGTGCTGGGTCAATAGCGTCAACAGCCATTCCTCTCATGGTATCAAACATCCACCAACTATCTGCATCAGTTGTATTTTTAATCATTAACCATTGAGGCTCAAACCCTAAGTCAATTACAGGGCCATCATCAGAACCATTACCAGTATAACTACCACACTTAATAATGTCCGAACCATCAGGGCCGAAGTCACCGTCACCATTGTTGTGTGCGAATAGGTAGGCAACGTAGGTTACATTGTTTGTGTTGCAACTGTCTGACACGGTAAAGTGCGTACTTGTTGGTGCTGTATCATCCCACAAATCAGCGTAAGTGCTCTTTGCGTTAGTTGCGTTTAACATAATGTAACCGTTGTCACCAAAGCCTCTATGCCAAGTGTGCCAGTTATCTGCTGTGCTAGTCGCTTTAACTACAAGCATACCTACGTCAGTGCCTAAGTTATGGCTGATGTTCTGTGTATTTGAAGGGCCATTCCCAGTATATGTCACCACATCAAAAAACTTAGGGGCTTTGCGGAATGTCCAAGAGGCGTATTTTGCAGTGCTGTATGTTCCATTTACATCACTATCACTCCCTAGAGAAAACCCATTATTATTGAAGGATGTAAGTAATGTAGATAAAGTTCTTTCTGCAACAGTGCTAGAAGATATTAATTGTTTTGTAGCACCTCTTTCTGTATCAAATAACCCATGAGGATATGACCACGCTCTTGACTTAATCCAAACTAACCCGCCTTCACCTGACAGGTCTACATTATTAGTAATAGTTTGAGTTGAGCCATTACCCTCATACAAATAAGTGCTGAACACATCATCTACATCAGGGGCAGCACCACCAGCGTTACCAGCGGCAGCTTGTAGCATCTTTTTCTTAGTAGCCATTGTCGTTTATCCTAACGCCTGCCCAGCCGTAAATCCGTACCAGTTTGTGCCACCGTCTCTGGTGTAGAACACGAATACATCTTTCGCAGATGCGGTTGCTGTCAGCGTTGGCGCTGTAGCAGCGGGCCAATCAACAGCAGCAGGCCAAGTAACCGTGAAGCCAGACGCAGAGCCATCTTGGATAATCTCTATGCTAAAGCTATACGCCGTGCCGCTTGCTGGTGGGTTGCTAAATGTAAACGTGGTGTTTTCTGTCAGCGTGTGGCTGAATGCGTTGCCAGCCTCGCAGTTGACCGTTGTGGCGTTGGAGCTTGATGTAATAGCGCCGTAGGTCTCGTTGTAGCTGTCAACTATTAGCTCGCCAGTGATGTCTACATCGCCTGTATAAGTGGGAGCCATCTTGGCGTCTAACTGCGTTTGGATTGCAGATGTAACACCGTCAACGTAATTAAGCTCAGCAGTCGTGACGGTTGCCCCGTCAAGGATTTCAAACTCAGTGTTTGTAACGCCGCCAAGCAACGTGTCAAGAGCATCCCAGTTACCGTTTAGAAAGCCACCCCAAGCGTCTTCGTCGCCGCCTACGGTTGGCTTATTCCAAGAATAATTCGTCGTTGTCGTAGGCATTATGCGGCCCTCTCTAAATAGTCTGC